GAAGGGTTAACCAATCTTGATAAGACAAGAGTGTCTCGAATAGGATAATCCCAACTGTAGCTACTAAGCTTACGCAGAACAGGAATATCAAAACCAATAATGTTGTGTCCAACAAGAAGTGAACACTTTTCTGTGTCCAACCATTTCTTAAAGTTTGCACTTGCATCCTCCCCGATAAAATTATACATTGTGTCGTCATTTGAAGTCATAGCACATATACAGTGTATTGTAGTAGCATCTAGACCATCAGTCTCTATATCAAAAAATACTGTACTCATTATATTTCCTTTAGTCTTCCAGTATCTTTATTATATAACAAATTACCAGCTTTACCAGTCAATCCTGCAAATCTATTTTTCATTACACGTAAAGTAGTAGTATTTCTTTCTTGTTCATCTTCAGCTTGTTGATTACGTTCTAAACCTATAACCATATCTGATAATTGAGCGATAGCTGATGAACCTCTCAATTCTGACAATGACACCTGCCCACCTTCTTCGTGAGATTTACCTACTGGTCTCTTTAAGTGTGAGACAACAAACAGACCTATACCAGTCTCTTGTACTAGCTTACGTAGTTTAGTCATTATAGAATCGATAGCTTTACGTTCGTCGGCAAAACCTTCTTGGTCAGATACAACTATTGATAGGTGGTCCAATATGACCCACTTACAATCCATACCTTTAGTCATAGCTCTGATTCTATTTATTAAGCTATCCTCCGCTATGCTGCCGAAGTGGTCAAACATAAATAGACGCTTAGCATATTGCCCTACTGCCTTGTACCACATCTTATGTGTCTCTTCTTTCGAGAACTTATTCTTATAAGGTGGTAAGTGCAATGGAAGACTATGTTCGATAGACATAATGCCTAGTGTAGACATCTCGATAGATTCTTCTAGATGTAAGATACCGATATTATCTTCAGTATTATTGATTAGATAATGCTCTAACTCTTTAACTACGCTCGTCTTACCCATACCAGTACCACTCGTAAGTGTGACTAATTCTTTAGGTCTAAAACCGTACGTTAATTCATTGAGTGCTAGCCAAGGATATGGCATAGATTGAACATTCTCTTGAGCTTCTAAGTAAGCCCACGTATCTCCCGCTGAAATAATTCCTTCTGGAGTATATGGCTTAGCATTCCACCAAGACTCCAAGAATTCCTTACTATTTCCAGACATAAGTAATTCACTTGCATCCTTCATAGTCAGCGTACAGATACGTAGCTTGTTAGGAGATATTATGTCTCTGACCTTCTTTATTGCCTCTTGGCCCGCTTCGTCTTGGTCAAAGCAAAGTACGACATACTCAAAAGATTCTATAAATTCTAGATTCTCTTTGATGTCTTTAGCAGCAGACTGTGCTCCATTCTTAAGTGAGACGTGAGCCCACTTACCATCGAACATTTCTGCTATAGACAAAGCGTCTAATTCGCCTTCAGTGATAGTTAAATATTTACTACCACCATCTTTAAATATATTCTGTCCAAATAATCCTGCTCCTCTATTCGTTCCGCTGATAGCGAAATCTTTAGTTGCTACTTTTCTTTCTTTGTAGCCTAGCAGGTCTCCTGTCTTTGCATCGTAGTAAGGATAATAGTGTTTATCAATCTTACCATCGGTGCCTTTAGTGACTCTGACTCCATACTTAGTCGCAATCTTTCTCGATATGCAGCGTTCTGGGATGTCACTGATAAAACCCCTAACTTCCAATTCTGTTTCCTCCTCGTAGTTATCGTTAATGTTATCTGTAGCTGGCTGAAGATGGCCACAACCGAAACACCAGCCGTGACCATCTGAGTAGCGTGACAGATTATCTTTTGAGCCGCACGCTGGGCACGGCTCGTGATGTAAGAAATCTGACATCTGACTAGATTATCTATTAAGAAAATCTGCCAACTCTTCATTAGCACCCTTGAAACCAGGAGTGTAATTATCTTCTAGCTTAATAGCTGTTAGATACGTAGCAACTCCGTGAGTAGGATGTTCTTTACCTGCCTTCCATAAGACCTCAACCTGAGAGCCTGCACCGAAGTCAGTTCCTACGACATTGCCGCTGTTGGTTTGAATCATATCGTCATTGAGCTTGTACTGAGTAGAGAACTTACGAATCTTAATGTCCTTACCAGTCTCAGAATCTTTGACGGTCCTTACTTTTACACCTGCTTCTTCTAATTTCTTAGCTTCTGCATCATTTAGTGCAATCGTTAGTGTGTACTTACCAGTATCCTCACCATTGAACTTCTCAGTTGAGTCAAGATATACGTACTTAGCTTCACCTTTTGTAATCATTTTGTTTTCCTTACTAAAATAGACATTGCAAAAAAGAGGGCCAATGTCCGACGCCCTATCTTAAGTTAAACCTAAGATATAACTACTACGGCTATATCGTTAGGTAAATAACTTAAGTATATCTTAAGAGATTGTATCACAATTCTCATCGTTTGTGTAACTATTTTCTTCTCTGAAAGATTCTTCTTCTTCCATCTTAGATATAGTCTTACTTCTAGACATATTCAGACAGTAGGTACAAGTGTCTAAATATTGTTTAGTCACTGGGTCCTTCTTAACTGCTTCATATTCGTTCAACAGTTGGTCACAAACCTTGCACTTCATCGTTTCTTCCCCCAGTTATCTTATTGATTTTATGGATTACAGCTATTAAGTCAGCTTTGTCTCTCTTAATTTCCCACTCTAAGAAATCTCTTTCTTCCACTAACTTACCTAACTCAGTAGTTTCGTAGCAGCCCTGGTTGTCATCATAACATAGAAGACCATCGTTCTCCATATCCATAACTTTATTTTTCATTTGTCCCATTATATTTCTCCTTATTAGTTGGACCAAGAATATTCATCAGAATCGATTACGACAGGTTCGTTAGTACCTATCTCAATGTAATGTCTTTCTAATGGTTGAAAAATCTGATATGCCTTAGTGATATCAGTAGTGTGTATTAAGACTTGACCGTCTTTGTTATATACAGTGTACGTGTTTAGTTCCATTTTATTTCTCCTGCTTTAAGTTTAACGTAGTGTCATTGTAGTAGTTTTTTATCTCGATGTCAATATCATCTGCAATCATATAGTAAGATGTAGCAATTTCTTTTGCTTGAGATTCAACTATTAGGTCCTGATGAACAGGTTGTCCATCGACTAAAACTTTCCAGAACTTATACGTCTGGTCGCCTTTGAAGGCCATATCGTGATATATACTCATTTTGTTTTCCTTGTGATTTAACTATTAGGTCAAAACATTATAGCTGAGATTCAACTATTAGGGCAAATTGTTTTTTTTGAGGTTTAACTATTAGGGTATATTAGAATTTCCTAATATAGATAAAAATTTTAAAAGTTGCAAAAATACAACAAATGTTGAAATAATACAACAGATGTTGCAGAAGTGATAAAATCTCAAGATCGTTTGTTGTAAAAATGCAACAAGTGTTTAATCTATGCAACAGCCATATAAAAATAAGCCCATACAGCGACGATAATTTTAGAGCTAGGCCAATACATCAAAAGAGAATAATCTCGCCTAGAATCGAAAATATAGAGCTTACAAAGCTAGATAAATAGACCTGAAAAGGCCGAAGGATAGCTACAAATTGCAGACATAAAAAAGCCCCGCCGAAGCGAGGCTCTAGGGCTTGATTCTAGCCCGTTAAAGGTCGAATATAGCGAACAATATAAACACTATAAAAAAGACGGCTAATAAAAGCATATTGAAGCCCTCCGCTAGTGTTTAAAGTAGACCACGTTTTCGATAGTCGAGTCCCAACATTTTCGACACGTTCCACACTCGCCGTTATTCTCGAAAGCTCGACACGTTGCGAGGTGCTTCGAGGTGGTGACGGTCGACGTATTCGGGAAGCTCGGCGGGTTCCCGTCAATCATCGAACCCGATAAACGTATCACCAAATTTTGAGGCAACTCTCCGCCGTAGTTTTTGACTAGCTCGCTCTCTTTAGTTGGCAACCAATGGCGGATGGTCGGCGTTCGTCTTACTACCTCGAGCACCTTCTCGAAGTGCGTCAAGCTCTGCAAGTCTCCCGAATCGTGCCACCTAAAGACGCCCGAAGATTGCACGGCCTTCTTATGCTCCAATAGGTAGACCATAGCTTTAACCCATAGAGGCGACTCGAGGGCGTAGAGTCTTCTATATTGTGCTCTCTGCGTAGACTTCCACGAGTAGCAACCCTTCATAGCATAACAGCCCGAGCAGACCGAGCCCGCTATCTCTCGAAGCTTCGACCCTTTGCGACACTCTCGGGCGGGTATCGAAAGCGAGAGGCTCGGCATTTTCGAAGTTTTGGTCAACCCTCCGACAATCGCTTCGGCTTGTTTTATTGACGTGATATTTATCTCTTCTGGCTCGTATAAGTCAACGGCTTGTACTTTAAAAGTTATCTTCATTTTGTCCCCCTCTAATAGTAATACGCTTCCGCACAATATTTGATAATTTCCCACGTGTCGGCCTTTCGTTCGACTCGGTCGGCTAGTGATTCCCACTCGTCGGCCGTGAGTTTAACGCCGAGCATTTCTTCGACGTCTTCTTTGCAATACTCGATGATGATTTTCACTTCTTCGGTGCTCATTTTTCCCCCTTGATATTATTTTTAAAATCTTTATATAGCTCGCTCGATGGGTCTAGATATACGGTGCCTTCGACCGACTCCCCGCAAGCTCGACAACCGCCGTCGAGTTTTACTTCTTCGAAGACATTGTCACAATTTAGGCAATGGATAAGCTCTCCCGTCGGCTCTTCTTTTCGATAAGTCCAAAAGCCGTGGGCGATTGTGTCTATATTGTCTTGAGAGTGGTCGAGCTCTCGGGCTAGATATTCGGCCATATTTCTATTTTCGTTGGCCAACATATCCGATTCGTCCTTTAACTCTTCGAGCTTCCCTTGAACGTGACTGACCCGCTTCGATAGGGTGTTGGCTTCGTCTTTCCAAAACCCGCACGCCTCATCGACGATTCGAAACTCTTCTCGAAGGTTGTCGATTTTCTCTTCGTAGTCCTTAATAGTAGAGATAACGTCTTCGGCGTCCTGCCTTAATTTTTGGTAGTAGTTTTCCATTTTTATTTCTCCTCTAATTTATTTTTCAACTCTTTGTACTTCTTGTGCCAATGGTTGGCCGACCTGCTCTCTTCCTGCCACCATTTCCACGTATTGGCACCGCTTCGCCTCTCTTCTTTGTATCGTTGTTTCCACTCTTCGACCTCGGCTTCGAGTTCGTTAATATAGCAACCGAGTACCGCTTCTTCTTTGGTCTTCCCGACGTATGTCGGTTGGTCTCGATAGTCCATCGAGTCCCATCCGTCGTAACAGTCGAAGACATCCTCCCAAAAGCCGACCCACTTTGTAGTAGGGTAGTCTCTTTCGATAAACCTATAACCGCTAACGGGTCTCCAACCGAAGCCACCGTCGATGGCCTCGGGATATTTAGCTTTCTCGTCTTCGTTGGTTAGTCTCTTGTAAATTTCTTCGTAGTTCATCTTTACACCTCCCCTTCAAACCATTCGGCGATAAAGTTGTCGTCTTTGTCTACTTGCGTCGCTTGATAGAACTTTGCCCCGTGATACGCTCCCGTTTCCCAACGCACGTTGGCGTGCTCTTGCTGTGCTCTTTGTTCGGCCTTTTGTACAGCCTCTTTAATGTTTCTGGCCTTCACGGTGCATTCGGTTGTATAAGTCACATCGTGCGATACGTGGAAGGTCTTACGATATCCCAACGACTCGGCGACGCTGTCGACGTCGATATTCTCTTCATCTTGTAAAAAATTGATGATGTCTTCGGGAAGATTGAAGCTTCCGTCGTAGTCGTATAGTTCAAGCTGTCCCGTGTAGCTGTTCTCCCAAAAGCGAAGCTCTCCGCCTTCCGTCCCGTCTGGCCAATCCCACGAGCCAATACGAACGTATATATTTTGGTTGTTGATGTCGCTGGCCTCTTTGGTGCCTCGAGCATTTAGGTTGACTGTATAGCCTTGTGATGTTGTCTTTGTGTTAGTTGTTTTCATAATTGAAAATCTCCATTTAGTTTTTACAATTGCGAGCCCTTCGACCCGCCCTCTATATGCACACGCGTACACGCCCGCACACGCGAGTATTATAACCGCGACCCTCGGAAAAATGCAAGCTAAAACGTATATGGCTCTAATCGTCCCAAATTTGCCCATTTTCGGCCGATAGTGCTCTAGCCTAGTCTTACTATGTCTTTTCAATAAGTGCGGGTTTGATACACTTTTGTTGTATTTGTGTCACAGTTGTTGTATTTCTGCTACATCGATAGATAGCTAAATATTCACAATCACAGACTTTTTTTCTTGTCAAATACATTAGAGTTTCATAATATACTCGGGTGCTCGGTGGCCTATATTAGAATATCATAATATAATAATCTCGTGATATCTTAAGACCGTACAACATTAGAATATCATAATATAAGCATATAAGAATATTAGAATATAATGATATACGGGGGGCTCCCCAAGTCCATCCCAAAAATTTAAATTTAGGCTCACTAGCAGATGGGAGGGAATTTCGGGATTATTAGGTAAAAAATAACTAAATCTCGGGGTAGAAACTAAAGACTACTTATAAAAAATAACTATATTTACTAATAAGAAGAAGAAAAGAATCATTAGAGGGGTGGACTTAAGTCTTATCGGTTCCCTATACCCAAAACAACTTAAGTAAATCTGTGGTAAAAATACTACAGTTTTAACTTTATTTTCAACAAACTGTTGACTTTTTACTACTTTTATGGTATAATAATAGGTATAAACTAAAGTTTAACGAAGAGCCTCACCTAAAGACAACTCTTTAAGTTACAACTACTACAGCTATCACGTTAGGTAAGAACCCTACGTTAAAACTTAAGTTACACTTTAAGATTAACTAAGGAATAACCTAAGATGAGACCTGATGACAAACGAAGATTAAATAAAGGTAACCCAGCTCTAAAGAAAGGGGTTGTCTTAAATCCGAAAGGAAGACCTAAAGGTAGTGTAAATAAGTACACTGAGTTAAGTAGAGAATTGATGTCTACTAAAGGGCCAGAGATAGTCCAGAAAGTTATAGATATGGCTATGGAAGGAGATAGGACCTGTCTTAAGATGTGTATGGATAGGATTCTCCCTACGACGAAAGCCGTCGAGTTGAAGTCTGGTAATGATAAAGGCAATGTCATCATCAATATAGGTGGTCTAGAAGATAAAGTAATCGAGGCCAGAGAAGAGAGAGAATTAGATTACGACGAAGGTGTCATAATCGAAGATTCTGAAGTAGAAGAGAAATTAGTTGAGATAGGTAATGAGTCAGAGTCTTGACGTAAAATTACATCCAGCTCAGCTAGAAATCTTTAACTCTCCCGCTAGATTTAAAGTAGTAGCCGCAGGACGAAGATTCGGTAAGTCTAGATTAGCAGCGTGGATTTTAATCATTAAGGCCCTACAATCTACTTCTAAGGACGTATGGTACATAGGACCAACATTCCAACAATCCAAAGAGATTATGTGGGGGATGTTAAAAGAATTACTACAAGGCACAGACCTAATTGAATCTACTCACGAGAACACAGCGACTATCACACTGACTAACGGTAGGAAGATAAGTCTTAAAGGTTCTGACCGTCCAGACACATTAAGGGGCGTCGGACTTTACTATGTGGTACTGGATGAGTATGCTTCGATGAAACCAGATGTGTGGGAAAAGATTATTAGACCTACACTAGCTGATGTTAAAGGTGAGGCATTATTTATAGGGACACCTGAAGGTAAGAATCACTTCTATAAAATATGGGAAGAGGCTGGGTTAGAAGAGAATGAAGATTGGGAACAATTTCAATATAATTCTACTGACAATCCAATTCTAGACCCAGAAGAGATTAAGATAGCCAGAGAGACTATGTCTACTCAGGCGTTCAGACAAGAATTTGAAGCCTCATTTGTGTCTTTCACAGGAGGTATATTTCAAAATGACTGGATTAAGATTTCTGACGAAGAACCTGAAGAAGGTAATTACGTCATAGCAGTCGACCCAGCAGGTTTTGAAAATGTAGAAAAAGAAAGAGGAAGAAAGGGGTCAGCACTAGATGAAACAGCAATTGCAGTGGTTAAAATTAATGGTGATGAGTGGTGGGTCAAAGATATCCTCCACGGTAGATGGAATATTAAAGAGACTGCACACAAAATTCTCACAGCTGCTATCGAAAATGAAGCAACGACTGTCGGAATTGAAGCAGGGTCGTTAAAGAATGCAATAATGCCTTACCTAGAAGACCAGATGAGAACAAATGGTCGCTGGGTAGTAATTACAGACGTAACACACGGTGGTAAGAAGAAGGCAGATAGGATTACCTGGGCTCTACAAGGAAGATTAGAACACGGTAAGATAAAATTTAATAGAGGAGAATGGAACAGAGATTTTGAGGTCCAACTCCTAGAATTCCCAACGAAAGGCACACACGATGATATGGTGGATGCTTTAGCTTATATAGACCAAGTAAGTGTAGCTGATTTTATGCACACTATTGAGATAGAAGAAGAATGGGAACCATATGACATAGTAGCGGGGTATTAATGGAAGTAAATAACGAATCAGGTTATCAAGCACTAAAATCTTGGTTGATGAGGCGACTAAGTGATTGGGCTGACCATCGTGATAATAATTACCTAGATTTATGGGATGAGTACTATCGTCTATGGAGAGGTAAGTGGGATTTAGAAGATATGACCCGTAAAGGAGAAACTTCTAGAATCGTAACTCCAGCCCTACAACAAGCAGTAGAAGCTAGCGTAGCTGAACTTGAGGAGGCCACATTCGGTAGAGGTAAATGGTTCGATGTCCAAGATGATATGTTGGATAAGAACAAAAAAGATGCTGAATATGTACGTAATTTATTACAAGAAGATTTAGAGAGAGCGGGCTGTAAAGATGCCATATGTGAGACTTTCTTGAATGGTGCTATATATGGTACTGGTATAGCTAAAATTATCGTAGAAGAAAAGAAAGAGATGTCTCCTGTAGAGGTTCCAGTAGAAGGAACATTAACTACTAAACGTCAAATAGCTGAAGAAATAAACGTAGAAGTAAGAGTAGAAGCTATCTCACCTAAAGAATTCATTATAGACCCAGCAGCTAATAGTATTAACGAAGCTCTAGGAGTCGCTCAAGAGGTATATAAGCCTCGTTATGTAGTATCGGAAGGTATGGAGAAGGGTATATACAGAAAAGTTGCTCTTCCTTCAGATACAAATGAAATTATTAATGGTTATGACCCAGAATATATAAGTGCTGATGAATCAGACCAAATTAAAATTACTGAATATTGGGGTAAAGTACCTAAAGCTTTCTTAAATAAAGCTCATTCAGACGATGATTTTGAGTACGATGAAGATGAGTTAGTAGAAGCAGTAGTTACTATCGCAAATGACGAATATGTGCTCCGTGCTGAGGAGAATCCGTTTATGATGGTCGACAGACCTTTCATAGCGTATCAGCACGATATAGTGCCTAATAAATTCTGGGGTAGAGGCGTCTGTGAGAAAGGATATAATCCACAGAAAGCATTAGATGCAGAGATGAGAGCTAGAATTGACTCATTAGCACTAACTACTACACCTATGGTAGCTGCAGATGCTACTAGATTACCTAGAGGAATTAAATTAGAAGTAAGACCAGGCAAGACTATTCTTACTAACGGTGACCCTAAAAATGCTATTATGCCTCTAAATTTAGGCCAGACAGATAGAAATACATATAATCAAGTAGCTACGTTACAAAATATGATTCAGATGGGTACTGGTGCAGCAGATGTATCTAACGTACCTGATAGAGCTACTTCAGCTGGTATGTCTATGATGCAGTCAGCTTCTATTAAACGTCAGAAACGTACGTTAATGAATTTTCAGAATACTTTCTTGTTACCTATGATTACTAAAACATTGTGGAGAAAGATTCAATTTGATGTAGACAGATATCCTGTCGTTGATTATAAGTTCGTTCCGTACTCTACTATGGGTATTATGGCTAAAGAATTAGAGATGCAACAGATGGTCTCTATGATGCAGTCAGTTCCGAAAGACTCTCCTGCTTTCAACATCCTCCTGTTAGCAATCTTTCAGAATTCTAGTATCCATAATAGGGACCAAATTGTTAATGCTCTTCTACAAGGTTTACAGCCTAATCCTGAACAGCAACAAATGCAAATGGTAGCTGCTCAGTTACAAATGGAGCAAGCTAAAGCTGATATACAGAAGACACTAGCTGAAGCACAAGAAGAGATGACTAAAGCTCAGAAGAATGCAGCAGAAGCTGGAGCTAAACAGCCTAACGAAATTGAAATACAAGAAAGACTAGTTAATTTACAGAAAGAATTAGCAGCTATAGAGAAGATGAAAATTGACACAGAGAATACTCAAGCTGAAACTATGAGAAATATTCCAGAAGTTGACCATCTTAAATCTGAGACTGCATTAAATTATGCTAACGCAAGAAGACAAACAGTTTTACCACAATAGAATATCTTTATTTGAACAGGATGGTTGGAGAGAGCTAGTCCAAGAACTAAAAACTCTCGAAGATTTGACTAATAATTTAGATAGTGTGGAAAGTGAAAAAGACCTTTGGTTCGCTAGAGGTCAGTTGTCAATTTTAAGACAAGTGATTGGACTAGAAGAGACAACAAAAGCAGCGGCAGAAGAACTAGATTTGTAATTTAGCTCTGCCATTATTTTAACTTCATAACCCGAAAGGGCGGAGAACAATATGACAAGTATAGTAGTAGACGCTGAAGAAGCGACAGGTACTCCAGAAGTACCAGAGGCAACGATTGAGCCAACAACAAATGATGCAGTAGATACAATTGAAGCTGCTGATGAAGTAACAACATCAACAGAAGCAGAAAACATAGTACCTGATAAATTTGCTGGTAAATCATTGGAAGATGTTATTAGTAGTTATGAGAACCTAGAAAAAGAACTAGGTAGAAAATCACAGGAAATAGGTGAACTCAGAAAACTATCAGATAGCTTCTTACAAGCTGAAATGGTTCGCAATCAACAGACTAATCTACAAGATAATCAGGCTAAACCTGAAAAAGAGACATTAGATGAATACGACTTTTTTGCAGACCCCGATAAAGCGGTAAATCAAGCAATAGAAAATCATCCTAGGTTTCAAGAGTTTCAACGCTTTCAACAGCAAGCTACACAGCAAGCTACTAGAAGTAAGTTGGAACAGAGTCACCCAGATTTTGGAGATATCATTAAAGATGAGAAATTCTTAAATTGGGTAGATGGAAGTCCGATTCGTAAGCAATTGTTTCAAGCGGCAGATGCTTATAATTTTGATGCGGCTAATGAATTATTATCTACTTGGAAAGATAGGTCAATGATTGATAAGACGCAAGAAGTTAAACAAGCAGCTGAAGCAGAAAGACAAGCAGCATTAAAGGCTGGTGCTACAGAATCAAGAAGTTCATCAGGCTCAGCGGGAGGTAAGACTTATAGAAGGGCTGACCTAATCCGCCTTAAAATACAAGACCCAACTAAATATGAATCAATGCAAGATGAAATTTTTGCAGCTTACTCAGAAGGGAGGGTCAAATAAAAAGCTATATAATTCATAAGGAGTAAAAGTAATGGCTAATATGACTACTACGACGACTGCTAAGTTTATTCCAGAAATTTGGAGTGACGAGGTAATCGCAACGTATAAATCTAACTTGGTTGTCGCAAACCTAGTTAAGAATATCAACCACCAAGGTAAGAAGGGCGATACAATTCATATCCCTAACCCTGGTAGAAATAATGCTTCAGCTAAAGTTGCAGATGCAGATGTAACTGCAATCACAGATACAGCGGCTGATATCATCGTAAGCATCGACCAGCACTATGAGTGGTCAATGTACATCGAGGATATCGCTGAGCTACAAGCATTAAATTCAATGAGACGTTTCTACACTGACGACGCTGGTTATGCTCTAGCTCGTAATGTAGACTCTGCACTTATCACTGCTATGGACGGAGCTTCTGCCCTAACTGGTGGTAATACAGTTATTGGTTCAGTAACTGATTGGGATGCTTCAATTCTACAAGCTATTGAAGTTCTTAACGATTCAGATGTTCCAGTAAATGACAGATACCTAATTGTAACTCCATCTTGTATGACTGCTCTAATGTCTACTGACAGATTTACTGAGCAACAGTTCATCGGTGATGGTTCTGCAATCAGAACTGGTAATATCGGTTCAATCTACGGTGTTCCTGTTTATATGTCAACTCAAGTTGGTACAGGTGCTACTGAGAAAGCTTTCTTATTCCAGAAAGATTCTACAGTACTTGCTACACAACAGTCAGTTCGTACACAGACTCAGTACAAGCAAGAGAAACTTGCTGACCTATTCACTGCAGATA